GGAGTCACCCGCGACGGCCGCATCCTCGTCACCTTCACCCCCGTCGAAGGCTACACCGAAACCGTCCGCATGCTCACCGAAGGCTCCACCCCCGTCCGCGAAACCATCGCCTACCTCTGCCCCGACGACGAAGGCCCCGCCCTCGAATGGGCCGCCCTCGGCTTCCCCACCGAACAAGCCTGGCTCACCGCCTACCGCGGCGGCCACAAAGACCTCGGCTACGGCCCCAACTCCATTCCCGAAGACGTCCACGCCTGGATTCAAGGCACCCCCTCCCAGCCCCTCCCCCCGCCCGGACGCAAATTCAAGAAAGTCCCCCGCATCCTTCGCGGCATCGGCACCGAACGCGGCGGACGCATCGAATACCAACACGCCGTCGTCTACTTCCACTCCGCCGACAACCCCTACGGCAACCCCTCCGGCGTCATCGCCAAATCCGCCGGAAAAACACAGGACGAAATCCGCGAACGCTTCTACGGCATCGCCACCAAAACCATGTCCTGCCGCTTCCCCATGTTCGACGAACGCATCCACGTCCTCCCCGACGACAAAATTCCCCTTGCCGGCACCAACTACCTCATCTGCGACCCCTCCGGCGGCCGCAACTTCGGCTTCCTCTGGGTCCGCGTCAACCACGACACCGTCTACTTCTACCGCGAATGGCCCGGTCCCTACCCCATACCCGGCATAGGCCTCCCCGGCCCCTGGGCCGAGATCGACGGCAAACGCAAAGACGGCCGCAAAGGCCCCGCCCAAAACCCCTTCGGCTTCTCCCTCCTCCGCTACAAACAGGAACTCGCCCGCCTCGAAGGCTGGGACATCCCCGCCACCCACCTCGACAAGCCCCGCGAATGGACCCCCGGCCCCAAAACCAAAGAGCGCATCCACGCCCGCTACATCGACGCCCGCCCCGCCAACTCCTCCACCGCCACCGCCGAAGGCTCCGTCACCCTCCTCGAAGAACTCGAAGACATCGGCCTCGACTTCATCCCCGTCCACCTCGGCCCCGCCGGGTCCCTCGCCCCCGGCGACACCCAATCCGCCGTCCACCTCATCACCGACGCCCTCTCCTACAACAACGAACAGCCCCTCTCCTACACCAACCGCCCCAAACTCTACATCTCCGACCGCTGCACCAACATGATTTTCGCCCTCAAAATCTGGACCGGCGAAGACGGCCAGCGCGGCGCCTGCAAAGACTTCATCGACCTAGCCCGCTACGCCTTCGCCTCCGACCTCCAAGACGTAGGCTCCGGAAATTATTATACAACCGTAGGCGGGGGAAGCTACTAACCCCAAACCCTTTTCTCTTCAACCTGAAACCAGAAACCTGAAACCAGAAACCTGAAACCAGAAACCAGAAACTCCCCCTCCCCCATGAAAACCATCCTCATCAAACGCCCCGACATCACCCGCGAATACGGCCCCAGCAAATACCGCATCCGCAAAGCCGTCACCGAAGGCGCCATCACCCCCTACGACGGCACCTACGCCGGAGCCGAAGAGATATTCTACCGCACCGAAATCGAAGCGTGGGTCGCCACCCTCCCCCCCTCCGCGCTCAAGCACGACGAAAAGGATTCCCCTCCCGAAACCGAAAGCGTATAATCCCCCCATGGTCGCCGCCGCACAACCCGCACGAATCACCTGCCACGTTGTCGATCTCCGCAAGGATGTCGTCATCGAGGTCCCCACCTGGTTCCTGCACGGCAAGCGACATTTCCCCATGCCCTTCTCCGACGGAATCACCCGCTGGGTCTACATCTTCCCCACCGGCAGAGCCCGCGCCCTCCGCCCGAAAACAGACCCCGAAAAATAATTTCATTTTTTACTTGCAGGTGATTTCACCTTTCGGCTATCTTCGCGCATGAGGGTCAAATGAAGCGAAACACCACCACCACCGCCAGCATCGAAACCGTTCCCGGACAGGGCCAATCCAAGCCCTGCGGCGAGGAGCAGTTCAAAGCCATCAAAGACGGACTCCAGGAAGTCCGCAATGCCAATCTCACGGATATCTGGACCCGCCGCCACTACGCCGAGCAAGTCCGCTACTGCCTCTGGGACGGCCAGCACCCCGACGGACGCAAACACGATCTCGCCGACGGCCCCGCCGCCTTCCCCTTCGACAAAGCCTCCGACGCCCGCGTCCGCACCGCCGACTTCATCATCCGCCTCACCGTCGCCACCCTCAAGCTCGCCGCCCGCCGCGGCAACGTCCGCATCGCCCCCACCGAGGCCACCGCCAGCCCCCTCGCCTCCCACATCCAGACCTGGTGCAGCCACATCCTCAACAACCTCATCGGCCACGAATGGCGCTTCGAGTTGGAACGCTGGCTCAACTGGACCCACGGCGATTCCCCCGCCGTCTCCCTCCTCCACGTCACATGGGAACGCGAAACCCGCGTCCGCCTCGTCGAATTTGGCATCGAAGACTTCCTCGAATACCTCGTCACCTCCGGCGTCCCCATCGACGAAGCCGCCATCGACAACATCGAATCCCTCGTCACCGACCCCGCCCGCGAAGACGAGCTCCTTTCTGCCCTGCTCCAACGCTTCCCGACCCTCAAGCCGGCGACCGTTCGTGGATCCATCAAGACCCTCCGCGAGCAGGGCAGAGCCTCCTTCCCCGAACCCTACACCCACCGCAACCAGCCCCGCATCGAGGCCCAGCGCATCTGGCAGGATGTTTTCGTCCCCTCCGCCACCCGCCACCCCGACCGCTGCCGCGTCATCTACAAACGCGCCTGGTACACCCAAGCCGAAGTCCTCGCCATGCAGGAATCCGGCGAATGGACCCCCGATTTCTGCACCCAGCTCCTCACCAAAGCCGGAAAATCCGTCGTCCCCGAAAACCTTGGCCTCGACAACTGGACCACCAACACCGACACCTACAACCGGCCCGCCCCCGAAACCAAAAACCTCTACGAAGTCATCTGCGCCTACACCCGCTCCGCCACCGACGACGGCGTCAACGGCATCTTCGTCCTCCCCTTCTCCTACTACATCGACACCCCCGCCGCCGATCTCCGCCTCCTCGACTACCCCCACGGCGATTTCCCCTTCGTCTGGTACGTCCGCGAAGTCACCACCGAAAACCTCCTTGACTCCCGCGGCATCTCCGAACTCGTCACCACCGACCAATCCTTCCTCAAAATCCTCCGCGACCTTTCCTCCGATCACGCCCAGCTCGCCTCCCTCCCCCCCTTCTTCTCCGACTCCCTCATCACCGAACGCGACCTCAAATGGAAGCCCCTCGGCCTCATCCGCAAGCGCCGCCAGGAGAAGATCGAGCCCGCCGTCCTCCCTCCCCTCCCCCAGAACACCCTCGAGATGCAGGACCGCATCCTCCAGAGCGTCGCCAACTACTTCGGCATGCCCATCGTCGAGATCAACGCCATCGTCCAGCAAGTCCTCACCCAAGACCTCATCGAAGACTACCTCGACGTCCTCAAACAGGTCATCCGGCAAATCCTCCAGCTCTCCATCGAATACGCCACCCCCGCCGAAATCCAGCGCGTCACCAAAGCCAAGCCCGAAGAATTCGATATTGAGCTGCTCCGCGAAAGCATCCTCACCCTCCCCGACATTCAAATCTCCTTCGCCGCCGAATCCTTCAACCTCGAATACGTCCAGACCGTCGGCCAGATCATCCGCGACATTCTCCTCACCATCGACACCGACCAGACCATCATCCGCGCCGAAGCCGTCGATTACCTCGCCCGCCTCCTCTCCCCCACCCTCGCCAACCAGATGCTCCGCTCCGTCGAAGCCGCCAACCAGATGGAAGAGAAAGACGAAGAAGCCAACTTCGCCAAGATCATGTCCGGCGTAGAGCCCCCCATGGCCGAAGACGGCCAGGACTTCCGCACCCGCTACGCCACCCTCCAGCGCATCCTCCAAAGCAACCCCGCCCTCCTTTCCCGCATCCCCGACGACGCCCGCGCCATCCTCGACGCCCGCCTCGAACACCTCGAAAACCAAATCCAGCAGACCGAAAACGCCCAAATCGGCCGCCAGCTCGGACAGCTCGCTCTCTCAACCCCGCAAGGGTGATTCCACCGCAACGAATATGTAGCTCACCAACCCAAAAAGGAGAACTCCCATGAGCCCCAACGCCACCCCCCCCGCCGGAAGCGGGACCAAGGCCCCCAGCACCCAGGACATTGTCCTGTCCATTCCCCTCCTCGCCTCCCTCTTCGCCACCATGAGCGAACCCGAGGCCAACCGCGCCTTACGCGGACGCCAGAACGACCCCGTCTTCCTCGCCGTCCTCGCCCGCCTCCGCCACTGGCGAGAAGAGCGCCTCGGCGACCTCATCGCCCCGCCCGGGCCCGGCGCCTCCGAACTCACCGCCGAAGGCCGCGCCTACGTGGCCGGCGAATGCGCCGCCCTCCACACCATCGAACAGGGCCTCATCCTCGCCGCCTGCGGCAACGAACTCCCCGACACCCAGGCCCCCGCATGATCTCCCGCATCGACAGCTCCTTCTGGGACCTTCCCAGCCGCGAATCCGTCGATGACCTCGACTTCGTCGAATACATCATCGAATGGGACGACGGCAAACAGCTCTGGGCCGACAACCATCACCGCATCGCCAAGGCCGTCCGCTACCGCCACCGCATGAACGGCTTTCAGCCCTTCTACGTCCAGGCCACCCGCGCCCTCCCCGGCGGCGAATGGCAAACCGTGTGGGACCTCGAATGGACCGAGCGCGACATGACCCTCACCGCCGACGATCTCGCCGCCCTCTTCCGCCAGCGAGTCCCCGCCGAACTCATCGACCGCCTTTTCAAACACCCCGGCCTCACCCTCGCCGACCTCCAGAAGAGCGCCCAAGACATCACCCATCTTATGTAACACAGGTATTCCTGCCTGTGGAGTAGCAGCAAATCAACCACGGACGGACACGGATGAACACGGATAAAGGAAATGCAGACTGCCAGACCATGCCAACACCAACAAATTTGGAGTGGGGAAATCTCTTGGTCGTGCAGCGTGAGCGCCTTCATCCGTGTTCATCCGTGTCCATCCGTGGTTGAACCTCTTCTCTTCAACCAGAAACCTGAAACCTGAAACCAGAAACCTATAACATGAAGCACATGCTCATAGACCTCGAAACCCTCGGCCTCCGCGAGGAACTTCCCCCCGGCGTCATGCCGGAAGTCGTTGAAGTCGGCGTCGTCATTTTCGACCCCGACAGCGGCGAAGTCACCGAAGAATTTACCTTCTTCCCCGAACCCGACAACGGACAGTGTTCCTCTGCGACCGTCTGCTGGTGGATCGACCTGATCCGCGCGGGGCACCCCGCCGTCTGGCACGCCCGCCGACAGGCCAAGGCGACCGACACCTTGAAACACATCTGCATGTCCATCATCGCCGCGTGGAACCGCAACGACTGCCAGGCCGTCTGGGGCAACGACCCCGAGATGGACCTCTCCCCGATTGAAGTCTGGATGCGGACCCTCGACCTCCGCCGCCCCTGGGACTACTTCGAACGGCAGGACCTCCGCACCCTCCGCAACAGCCTCCGCCTCAAAGCCCCCAAACACGAAGGCCATCACAGCGCCATTGCCGACGCCAAAGCCGAAGCCGAGTTTGCCTCCCGAATGCTCAAAGCCCTGAAAGGAGTCGCAGCATGACCCCGACCATCGATCTCCGCCCCCTCCGCCTCGACGGACGCCCCGCCTCCCGCAAATGGCTCGACTGGCTCATTGGCATCTTCTGGTTGATCCTGTGGATGCTGCTCATGCTGCACCTCTGCAACCGCATCGACGCCGCCCAGGCGCAGAGCGAAGCCGCCTTGGACCGGATGGAGGCATCAAAGTGACCGCGCTACCGGCCTCGATGTGCATTGTCCGTGGACCTTGTGGGCATGAGACGGACTTCGATGCAGCCTGCATCAAGCGAGATGAGTTTGTGTGCCCCGTCTGCCGCGCCTGGTGGACGATCCGGCAGGACCCGCCCTATGTTTTGAAATCCGGCTTTGTCGTGCCGGGAAAACGTCACGTCCACCTCGTCGGACATTAACCAGAAACCAGAAACATGAAACCTGAAACCTACCAATGGACCTGCAAGGGTCAAACCTACACCCTCACAAATCCCGACTGGTCCGCGATTGCGGACGCCTGCTGGGAAGGCGGTGCAGAATGACCGAATATTTACTCGTTGAAATCCTCCGCGTTGTAGCGGACGTGAATGCCTGCAACCGGCCCTGTCACGTCACCTATCTGTTTCCGCGCATTCGCGCTCCACGGGACATTCTTGCCAGAACATTCCACGAAGCCTTCAAAAGCGGACACCTGGAATCCGACGATGCGCCCCTGCGCGGCTACTGGATCACCGCCCAAGGCGGCGACCTGATCGACACCCACCGCCCCGCCCCCGTCAACCCTGAACTGCTGGCGACCGCCAGCGAAGTGGAAAGCACATGAACCACCTGACCCCTGAACAAGCCCTGGCTGACATCCGCGCAGTCCGCCGTGATCGCGCCGATTCACATTGGCTGGATTGCGCGATTGCGCTGGCGGATGAAGTAAGCCGACTGCGAGGCGTTGAACTTGACAACGCCGAAGTCGATTATCGACACTGCAAGGCGACCGTGCGCGTTGCCGAAGCGTTGGGTTTTTCCGAATCCGCTGTTATGGGAAACAAGCGACAGGGTGAGTTTGCCCTTGAGTGCGTTGCGCGGATGCTGGAGGCTAATGACTCTCCGATGCACCTTGAGGCGGCCAAACTTCGCGCCGAACTCGACGCGATCAAAGCCCCGCCCGCTGCACCCGAGCCGCCCGCGCTGGCGGAGGTGGCCGCATGAGCGCGTCACCCAAACGCCCGTTTTACGTCATCGCTCGATACACAAAAACGTCATGGGTTGATAGACGAGGCGGTTTCCACACCAAGGTTTCCGTGACACCGCTAATCCGCGAATCCGTACCCGAAGCGATTGACGCATTTAAAGAGGACATGAGCAACGAGTGCGCGTTGGATATTTCCGCCGACTTGCAGGGCGGTGACAAATGCGCCCTAAACTGCATCGTCACGTCAACCGATTTTGAAACTGGTTATGCGGACGATTGGCATTGGGCTGCGATTAAACACAACGAACAACAGGTGTCTTCATGACCGCCTCACCGATCCGCGACAGCGATGGAAAGCTGGCTATCACGCCGGGCGTCTGGCGGCTGTCGAAAACTGGTCTGCACTTGGATGCGCCATCGTTTAAGTCAGCCGGATATTGCGGCGGCGCGTGCGTCAATTCAGCTATGCGATATGAGTCTAGTAGATTGGCGGACTCGGCCCTCATCGCCGAAGCCGGGACCGTCACCAACCAGACCAACCGCACCCCAGCCGAACTCGCCGCGCTTGTGCGGGAATTGCGGGAGGCGTTGGCCGCTTACCGCAAACATGATCCGTATTTCATGGATGATAACCTACTCGCCAAATCGGAGGGCGTATGAGCACTTGGCCGCCCAACATCCAGCCCTTCGCCGACGGGTTGGCCGCGCATGGGTTTCGCCTTTCGCGGGGGACGTACACCTCTCCCGAGGAATCGATGCCGACGTGGAACATTGACAGGCTTCTGGAGCAGGACTTTTTGCCCGTGTTCGACTGCGCCGATCAAGGCGACGATGAGGCGCGGATCGTGGCGTTGATTGGCCGGGCGTTTGCAAAGTGGGAGGGGGAGGAATGAGCGCGGGGAAGGGGTCGGCGGATACCCGGACACCGAACCGCGCGGCCAGGGAGGCGGCGTGGGATCGGATTTGGGGAAAAGCGCCGGAGGCGCGGATACGGGATACGGGAGAAAGGATAAAGGATAAGAAAACCAAACCACGGATGAACACGGATTCACACGGATAAAGGCAGGAATAAAATCCTGTATCCCGTATCCCGTATCCTCTTTTCTTCAACCTGAAACCAGAAACCTGAAACTTTCCCAACCTTCCAACCTTCAACTCTCTCTCCCCCCGGCCCTCCGCCGGGGGCTTTTTTTCGCCTCTTTTGACCAAACGACACCCGCGCATTTA